GTAGCCGCAGGCGGTAGCGAGGAGGCCATAGATACGTCCCCAGCCCTCTGCGTCTCTTCGACCGAGCGCTGATCTGCGATCGTCGGCGCTGCCCCCGGGCCGGGCCCGGGGGCCGACGCTTCCCCCAGACGGCGTTCGCGCAGCCTTAAACCCGACCCGGTCAGAACCGCATTTAGAACAGTACCCGCATTGCCTAGGTCGAGCAGGTTCTCGACCATCTCTGCTGTGGCATCAGGATAGTTGCGCTGCAGCGCCGCAGCGACGATTTCGACCAGCACCCCGATCTGCACCTCACTCATAGAGGCGTCGATCTCTGTCAGCTGCCGTACCCTGGGCATCAGCCGGCGGAGCTGGCCGAGCGTAAGCGGCGGGACAACCCAATCCCGGCCGCCCATCGTGATCGTCACACCCGGGATCATCATTCTACTGTGCTCAAATACCCGATTGTCCCTGAGGCATCGGCGAAGGCTTTAAAATCGAGCTGCTGAATCGTCCAGTCGTCGATCTTGGTTGGTAGCGACAGCTTGTCTGCCGTGCAGGCGTTCAAACGCAACGCTGTTCCACTTCCGCCATATGTCGTATAGAACGTTGCCTTGAAGGTCGGCGTCGCACCCATTAGCTGATTGGTGATGGTGAGTTTGCTGCCCGAACTCGCGATGCTGTAGGTGTACGAGATCATCACACCAGCGCTCGCGTCGGCAGACGAGAAAGTGTAGATCCCCGTAGAAAAGTTGACGGAGTATTGACCGGCGGCGGAAGGCGTAGTTACCCGATTGAAACGCCTGCCGCTGGCGGCGTACACGACGCCGAGATCATCGTTGTAATTCGCTGCATTGGCGACGGCGACGGTATAAGGCGTCACCGCCGGTACGCTCGCGGCTTCGAGTTGAGAGACCGCGAACTGGCCGGTGGCTGGGGTTAGGCCGAAGAAGATGTCGGAATAGAGCAGGCCAAGGATCTGGGCGAACTTGGCCGTACCGGTGATCTTGCCTTGCCCGCGCGCGATGGCCAAGGGAAACTGAAGTTGGCCGTACAGTGGTTTGTCCGTCCAATCGAAATCAATGTGGATGTCCTGCAGCACCCCGAACTGACGCGGCCCAACCCCGGAGCCGGTCACATCGGTGCGTTCGCCCCACACGGCACCCGAGCCGAAGCTCAATTGCATGTCATATACTCCCTCTCAAAAGCCTCTCGGCAGCACCCTAGTGGCCGGGCCCGTCGAACCGCCGCCGAGAGGCCGTATTGGAGGCGTGGTCAGACGCACAAGATCTCAATCGGAAGGATTGCGATAGCCTGGTCCCCGAGGACGCCCTCGTCGGTCTCAACCTTCCCGGCAATGTAAGCGTGCTGCACCATCGCCGGCAGTCCCAGGTTCTGAACCCCAGTCACCGACGATGGCGCCAGTGCAGCTTCAATCGCATCGAGCAGCGGGTTGAGGAGCGTTGCCGGAGCCAAATAAGGGTCGCTCGAGTGCACGTAGATGTAGAAGTCCGCGTAAAGGGACCATACGATCGGCGCCCCCAGCGCCTTGGTCGCGGCATGTCCGCCCTTTTCGCTCATAAACAACGCGGGCTGCTCGGTCGGTGCGAGATCGGTCCAATGGCGGAGGCGACGGTGTGCGCAGGCAAAGCGCGCCGCACCGACACCGAGCGCCCAGAGCGCTGCATAAATTGACTCACGGATGATCATCGGCTGCTCGATGAAACCAGGATACTGTTTGACCAACGGCGTTGCGCGCGATCATTGCGATGTGGCCTGCGCCAGCGCTAAGTCGATTTCGTCGCGAACCGCCGAGGTCATATTGTCGAGCGCCGAACGGAGAAACGAGGGTTCAGCGAGGCCCGGCACGCCGTCCCCCGCTGGCGCACCGATCACCTTCCTAGCGCTGGGGCTGATGAAGGCTTCTCGCTTGCGCCGAAGGCTGGTTCTGAGATTGGTCGGACCCGCCAGACGGCCATTCCGAACGGCACTATGGAAATCGAGGCATATGCTTGCAGTGATGGTGCCGTCGCTTTGCTCGACACGAAAATCTGACTTCGACATCAGTGGCGCGGTGCGGCTCGTCGGCGCCCGACCAGCGATATTATCTTGCTGCAAGGTGCGCTGGAGGTCGATCCCGAGCCGGGTGATGCTGCGAACGAGCCCTGAATTGATTGCTCCCGGGAGGGTGTCCAGCCACTGCAGCAACCGCTGGTCGCCCACGAGATAGGCGGTTATCATGCAACCCCCATGGGAGCTCCGGCGACGCCTTACGGCGATACCGAGATCAGGGACCCGGCGATGGGAGCGACCCTGCGGTATTGCTGAATCAGAGATTTTATCGAATCACTCATATCCTTTTGCGAATATGAGACTGTCTGTCCACCACCGATCGCCTTCGCAACTTCTCCGATACGACCGCGCTCACGGTAGCGCAGCGCCACGAGTTCGATGCAGGCCTGGGAGAGGTCTGCCGGCGGCACTGCATAGCCTGCGGTATATTGCACGCTCACGCACCCTGCCTTTCGTGGCACTGCATACCCCCGAATCACTAGCTGGGTCGGTGTAAAGAGATATCCCCTCTGCGCGGCGATCGTGCCGACCGCAGCCGCGGCGGATTGTGCTGGCGTGGGGATCGCCGGTATTACAGTACCGTCAACGACCACGCGACTCACGGCGGTCACCGGGAATGCTGCGAATTGATACCGCACGTCGCTCGGGCCGAGGACGTTCCCCAGACCATCGCGCGTCTCGATCCAATCCTGCGAAGTAATCTGCCGATTTAGCCAAGTTTGAATGAGTTGGCTCGCTGCGGTGATCAACCGAGTGAGCAATGCATCATCTGTCGTGGGAAAGGCGTTCTGCCCTGTCTGCAGCCATGACTTGACATCGCCGAGTGTCGTCAGATCGCCAAAGGCCATGGGATCAGTCTTTGGCCGGCTTGGCAGCGTCGAACGTTGCCGAGCGCTGCGCCGGGCGGGCGGAAATCGCCTCGGAGGGAAGGTATGTCTCCGCCGGCTGAATGTTCGAAAGCTTTGACCGAGACGGCTGTGATCTGGTCACGGTATACCCTCCCGAAATGGTGAGAAAGCCCTCAGCGGTGGCGCATCGTTCCATGATTGGTGCCGAGCTGGCCGAGGCGGGGAGTTATCGGGTAAGCGCGCCGCCCCCGGCCGAACCCCGGGGGCAGACGCGACCGTCCCTTCGCAGTAGCTTAGCCGTTTGCAATATTGCAGATGACGCCCATTGCGAAGGGCGCATAGACGGCGAGCACTTCCTCGGCGTAGACGCCAACCTGGCGCTGGCGGGTGATGACCGGCCAGTCTATCTGGTAGTAATCTTGCCGGGTCTTGATCTCGGCGACATTCGGCACTTCGTTCGACTGATACTGAATCGGCAGGTTCTCGGCCCACCCGATGATCGTGCCGGGCGGGACCCGCGGGTGAATCCGAACCGGGATTCGAAGGCCGCCGTTGATCGCGAACGGGTTGTAGTAAAACTGCACCACTCCGGATGCGGTCACTTGGTATTCGCCGCCACTTCCGTCTGCGGGCGAGTCGAAGCGCAGCAGCGGTCCCGACGCGTTCGAGAGAACCTTGCTGGTAAGGTTCTTGAGCTCCTGGGAGTTGACGTAGAGAACGGTCGGCGACACCTGGAAATTGTCCCACATTTTCTGAAACATCGTGTCGATTTCGACAACCGACCCGCGACCCGATGCCGTCAACGGCGTACCCATGCCCGCTGTGCCGGTAGGCATGATGTTGACATAAGCGTTTGACCCGGGTTTCAGCGCGGTGGTCAACAGCCCATCATAGGCATAGCTTAAGTTGGCCGAGTTGTCGGCGTTGACCGCGGTCTGCGGCTGACTTCCGGTGCTGAGCGGGGCGGTGATGGCGAAGCTGTTGATCGTCGTGATCGCCTGCAGGGTCTCGGCCCCGCTGGCACTGGAGACGAACCAAGCATAGGCCACCGCGCCACGCATTGGGGTGACGCTGCAGAACAGCGTCTGGCCGAGCGTCACGGCGAGGCTCGCTTCGGGGCTAATGTTCGACGAACCACCCGACAGCGTATAGCTTTTCCCGTCGGCGCCCGTAACGGTCATTGAGGTGGCAACGCCGTTCGCGACACTCGAATTCTGGTACCCCTCGAGGGTCAAGCCGACTACCTTGACGAAATAAGTTCCTGCGGGAAGTGTCGCGCTGCTGCCCGAGGCCGACAATGTCGGGGTCGCCGGTGCGCCCAGGCTCAGCGAGGCGTTGCCGGCTAGGATCGCCATCTCCTCCTTGAGCATCATCTTCTGCAGAAGGCGGAAGGTCATGCGAGCCTGGATGTCCTCGAATTCGCGGCCGGCCGAGATTGACTCAAAGGTCGCCGCGTCTTCCTCGCCGATCGTCACGTAGGAGGCGGATTTGTTCGAGGTCGAATAGGACATCTGACCCGAGCGCTGGCCTTCGGGCACCCATCCCATCGCGTCGAAACCGGAGCCGATGATCGCGTTGACCTGACGCCAGTTTGCGGCTGCGCCGGTGCCGCCGCCGACGCGGGGCATCACGTTCCTTATCGGGGTGACGAACGGATAAAGGTTTTTGGCGGGAGCCTGTAAGTCATAGGCGAGCAGACCGGACGCGGTCGAGATCGACTTGGCGAGTACATCGTCCGGCTTGGCCAGGGCCCCTTTCAAGAGCTCCAGCGATTCCTTGGTGATCGTATTCATCGAAAATCCTCCCGGATGGGGGGCAATAAAAAAGCCCGGCCGAAGACCGGGCTTGGTGACGGCCGCTCAGCGAAGCTGAGCTTTGCCGCAAGGCCGCAGGGGACTTGGTTACCCTCGGCCGACCCGACTCATCGGGGGCCGGGACGACTTTAGGCAGAGCGGGCTCGGTGCAGATAAGTCCTGATGATCGTCTCCCGCGAGGACCCCGCCGCTACCGGTGGTCAGGGTTCGCCGAGAGCTGTGCCGTGCACGCGAATGGGCTTGGCGTAGCTGGCCTTGATTAAGGTCAGGGTCTGATCCTCCTTAGTCATTTTGCTGAGGGCAGACGCAACAGCTTCTGGCGACAACTGGATATCCGCGGGTCCGCCGCCGTCCTGCTGTTTCGATATCGAGACGCTGTTTCTCGCCATCGTCAGGGGCGGGAGCGGAGTGCAGGCGATGTCGTCGATCCGCTTGGACAGTCGGTCGAGCATCGGCATCATTTCGCCAAACGCCCTGACCAGCGCCGCCTTCTCGGCCCGCTCATCGACCAGCATCTTGGCGAGATCGGTTACCGGCAAGGCCTTTTCCAGTTCCAATATATCGCCTTGGCTGCGCTCCTCGGCAGCCCCCTCGACGCCGCAGTTGCATTGGGCGCCGGCTGCAACCAAATCTCGGTGCGCCGAATACAGATGCTCCATTGGTTCTTCGGAGTGCCACGTGCCCGTATTTGGAACCATTCCGCCGATCACCTTCCCGATGCATTCATGTGCAATATCGATCAGGTTCTGATGTGCTCGGCTGCGACTGCCGCCGGCTTTGGCGGCAAGTCCGAACCCATCGCCTGCCGGGTCCATGCTTACGTCTGCCATAGGAGCTGCCCCGGTCTCGACCAGATGATCCCGCGCGCTGCCCACCTGCTCACGCTCCGTGATCGACAGACCGTCGAGCTTCATGCACTTGTCGCAAGAATATAAAGCCATGTCCACCAGCGCCTGGTCGCCCTCCGAGTGCTTGGCATTGGCGAAAAGGCCGGCGGCACGTTTTTGCATGTTATGGTTTCCTGATTGAGGGAGCTCCACCATACGCACCACTCCCGGCGCGTCGGCGACCCTTGCAACCAATTCGGGAGCCTCCAAGAGACCATCGCCATCTATTCGCGCCCTACGCGGGATCTCACCGATATCTTCTGCCACCAAGGTGTTCAGAAGACCGCAGAGCTCGGCGATATTCGTCTGTAACCGAGCGACTTCCATCGAATCACCGCCCGGCGTCGGGGTATCAAGCTCGAAAGTATCTCGAAGCCAGTCGAGCTCTTGAATAATTTGAGCGACGCGTCCAAGGTCCCATGGAGCCCCTGTCACCCTGGCGAGCGGCGCCTTAGTATCCGCTTCAGCGGAGAGCGGCCCTTTGGTGTCGACCTTTTCTTTGCGGGCATCAGCGATTGCCGGGTCCGCTCCAACAGCTTTCTGCTCTCCTTGGGGCCAAGACCCGGAGGCCTCATCCGACGGCGTCGATCCCGAAGAACTTGCCGGCCGCGATGACTGCGTTTCCAGACATTTCACCGCTTCGCTCTTGGCGCGATGATGGTGACCGGGGACGCCGCAGGTCCAGATTTGAACCGGTGGGTTGAACGGCTCTTTTGCAGACCCCGCCGGTGCCGGCGATGCACCCTCGGCGTCTGCTTCGCGGTAGTGCCCCCCGGGTATAGCGACGGCAGCTTTCCAACAATCGAACACTGCTGCCGGGTTCGCCGGGCGGTCGACTAGCGAAATCTCGCTGAGCACCAGGCCGGTGATGGCCTTAGGATTGCCAGCATCGCGCTGGGTGACCCGACCGCCGATCGAAAAGCCGCGATAGACCTTATTCTTGACCTTGGCGACTG